TGAACACGTTTTTGATGGTTGTTCGTTTCTGGATCGAATGGTGGAAACAAATGTTCGATGGCATATTTCACAATTCATTTGAATCGGTAATGGTCCGGCGATCCCATAAATCCGTTCTTTGTTTACATCTATCAATTCACCAATCGATGTTGGTGACATGTCCGTTTTCCAATATAAGTATCGAATCAAATCGGTCCGGTCATCTTCATCAGAGTCTACAATAAAATCAGCGATGGAAGAATCAAGCCGTTTTTTCGATTCCTCCATCAGTAGATTCGTATATTCCAATTGGTGTTTGGCCATCTCTATCAATTCCAAAAGATTGGTGATTTGATAGCGCAATTCGGAAATATTGTTTTTTTGCATTTCACGATATGGTTGAAATAAATCTTCACAATCGCATGGATCCGCGAAACATATTTCACATGGTGTATCTTGTTTTTTTTCGGTGTTTTTGTCCATCAATCATCCGGTGTTTTGTGGTGTATGATGGAATATATTATATCATACATTTTTGGATTGATCATTATATCGATAACATCGAACACGTTTTCCATTGGGCATATTTGCCATATATGGTTGATATCCTAGTTTTTTCAAACAGAATTCAATTCTGGATCGTGTTCCACTGGTTCGGTTTTGCATGGGTACCTCCAAAAGATTCATCGCCAAGTTGAAATCCACAACGTCAACGCGTCCACGCTTCAAAAAAAGCGGTTTGGTAAATTCACCGCTTTCCAGCTTATCCAACCACGGATCGATGGTGGAAAAAATATCGGCTTCATCCATTCGCAGTTGTTCCTCTTCATCCGTCAACCAATGTTGTTCATCTTCCATCATATAATGTATGGCTTCAGCCCAAATTTGAGGAACTACTTTTGAAAAACTATCACGATCAAATCGTTCATCCATTGTTTCACCGACTTGAACACACCAAAAACGCGTTGAACCGGTGGAATCGGTCAATAAATCCATTCTATTGGAAGTCACAACCATTATTCCTTGTCTTGGAAGTGTTACGGCGTTTCGTGCGTATGGAACTTTTACCGTATCCGAAGCCGATGATATGAACGCTTTTTCGATTTCCGCATCTTTGGATCTTCCAGCCCACTCCGCTAATTCATATATAAATTTTCCTTGCAATTTCAAAGCCGCGTATTCGTGATTCATGTTGAATTTGGTATCCGCGAACCATTCTTGATTTCCACACAATGTTTTCAAAAACATCGATTTTCCAAAATTTTGTTGACCGGTCAAAACCAAAATGGATTTGATATATACCGGGTCTTTTGATGAAGCATGAAACAATCTTTTCACGGCTCCAATCAACCATCGTTTGGAATATGCACGATGTAATTCTGAATCAGATACACCGCACCAATCAATCAACATTGTTTCCAATCGTTTTTCACCATCCCATTCCAATGTTTTCATCCATTCGCGAACCGGATGATATCTGTTTTCTCTAGCGATGAAAATGATGGCTTCGTGTAACATCTTCATGTTCACACGTAATTGATACACACGTGATAACCAATCCGCCAACCATACCTCGTCCGTATCCGATAATATTTCACTATCTGAATAGTATTGGTCCGGAAATTTGACGTGAACCTGCTGTGTAAATTCATTCAATCGAATCGCGTTTTCCAATCTGGAATCAAAGCGTAATACACGAATGATATTTTCCAAATATGGAAATGGTTCCCCTTCAATCATTTGGTTTCCAACAATCTTTGTTCGGCGTTCCAATGGAATGTTTTCCGGTTGTAGTTGTTTTTTCAAGTTTTGTAAATCTTCTATGTTCATCATATGTTTCCTTTTTAGTCGATATTATTGTATTTTGATAAATTGTATAATGATATTGATTTTCCACACGAATTTCGATGTCCACAAATCGCCGCTGGTGATTGGATTGGCGCGTAATAAAAATACATCGATGGACGATTGCAAAATGGACACGGTATTTTTTCAAAACGATCACCACGATCCACACCAACCAATCGAGACGATAACCAACGTCTTGAATGTTCATCGGTGTTGTATTGTTCGATGATTTGTTGAATGATGGATCCACGTCCGTAGTATTTTACACTACTTGAATCAAATGTTGGTGATGGATTTGATTTCACAATGGTTTTTTGTTCTGGAATGTGTGAATAATCCAAATCTAACCATGGCCATTCCTTCGCTGGTTGAAAATATGAATCTTTTGGTGATTGTGGTTTGTGCGCTGGCATGTAATATATTCTTGATGGATCTTTACATTGTTGGTCCGGTCCGGTTTCCAATCCGGTTTTTTCAGTCCAAAATTCCATCGCCGCAATCCACGCACGATTCCAATCTACCGCCGGAATTGGTTTTTCAAGCGGAAAAACGATCCTCCACTTGTGTTTTTCCCAAGTATGCGAAAAGCTAGTATAAAAATAGTATTTCGTACCCCAAAAACACATATTTTTTCCAACGGATGTTCCATCGTCAATGTCAAAAACCAACATCGTAATTTCTTTGACATTCTTTTTTGATCTTGGACCATTCATGACAGCTGGACAAAAAGCCGCACCATTTTTTTCATCACGAATTCTAAACTTCAAAAAATCACTATCCATTTTGTGTTGTGGTAGCGATACCGAAACACCTTTTTTATCGAAATGATTGCGATACATATGAAAATGTATTATCTTATCTTTATACATTGTTTTCTCCTTGTATATTTGACTCATTGTTTTTGTTAGTTAGTTTGACTTCGATGGCGCGCCGGATTTGGTTAGTTGGCGTGCCATCATTTTTTTTGTTAGCATTCAAAGATTGATACCGATATGTGTGAATACTCATATGTATCATCATCAATTTTTGAACAATAATATTTGGTACCAGTCACAGATACAACCAAATGATCATCCGTTAAACATTGGGCGTCCACCAATCCATCCAAAACGGCTTTGATACAGTTATCAACATCCGGTTTTGATGCATGAAACAATCGTTCTGATGGAATTTCTCGGTGTTTCATTCTTTGGGGACGTGGAAAAACGAATGTGATTCCAATCGTAACCGGATAATCGATGGTTTTGAAATCTTCATATTCAGCCAATAAAAGCGCCGTTTCTTGGATGAACTGACGTTTCCATACAACATAATCTTTCGGCATATATGAATGACTTGTTTTTGTTACGCGTGGACGTGGACACGATTTTGGTTCCAAAAGATAATCGAAATGAAATGATTTTTTGTTATTGTTTTCCATTGTTTATCATCCTTTTGAATTGTGTTTGGAATACAGCCATTTGTATTTTTTGAGCTATTTTTTCTTGTTCCGAAAAATCATCCGTGAAACATTCAGCCAATGCAATAATGTTTTTGAATGTCGGACAATGATTCCCTTCGATCCAATTATAATATGTTTGTCTGGATACACCTAATTGTTGACATATCGATGTAACCGACATTTTTTTGATAAGTTGTAAATCATCCATAAGATTTTTTAACATTTTTATCTCCTTTTTTATATTAAAGTATTGACAAGTAAATAGTTACACATTATTGTATAACTATACTTTACAGTATCAAATAATATTTTACACGTCAAACAAAAAAAGGAAAAAAACAATGAACAATCTTATAATCGATACAATGTGGAATTTTCATTTCTTATTGGCCAATTTTCGACCGCTCTTTCATCTCGGTGGTGTTATTCTTACAATCATTATTCTATTTTTGCTACTTTTGGAGGAAACAAACAATGATCAAAAAAAATAATACAAAAATCGTTATTGATTGCGAAACATCCGGTTTGAATCCGGAAAAACACCAAATCATTGAAGTATGTATAGCTACATTGGATGATAACAATGAAATCGTGGATATGTGGTCACAACGATGTCAATTTGAATATAAACGCGCCGATTCTACCGCATTGAAAATCAACGGATACGAAAACGATCGTGAGCTTTGGAATAATGCAGTATCTCAAAATGCGATTGCCATCGAACTTCGAAACCGCATAGCCGGAAAAACAATCATTGGTCACAATGTGAAATTCGATATGGATTTCATTGTGGAATTGTGGCGCGTACAAGGTATTTCAAAACCCAAATATGACTATCGATTCATTGATACGGTTGTTTTGTGTCATTACCATCTTGATTTCCTTGGTATGTCTTTATCTTTGGATACTGTACGGAAATTCTTTGGATGGTCTTTGGAAGGAAACCACACCGCAACAAAAGACGTTCATGACACCGCCAAATTATATCGAAAACTTATGAACGCCGGCCGGCTTCATCGATTTCAATGGATCATCTCTTATTTGATTCGACTATCAATTTGATTCCGGAAATCTGACCATCCAAATGTGTCACCTTTTGTTCCAAAACTGATATTCTGGATGAAATATCATCAAATTTTGTCGCTATTGTCGTTAATTTTTCGGTGATGTTTTCCATTTTTCCGGTGGTTGAATCCAATTTGGAAGATATGGAATTTGTGATGGTTTTTCGTTCATCATCCAGTTTTCCAACCACTTCATCATATTTCGTTCGCAGTTTTTCCTCGCGTACTTCGAATTTCAACAATTGTTGTTCCTCATTTGCGGCGTTCAAACGTGTGATTTCATCGATTTTCAAAAGGAAACGACTGTTCATTTCATCCAATCGTTTTTCACTTTTTGTATCTCTATATACAAGATAAGCCGCGAACAATCCCATCGCGCCATTTTGCAACAATATATCGATGAATTCCATTTCCATTCCTAAATTCCATTTTTTTCGATAAACGCTTTGGTGATGGGTACAATCAATTCAATGATATTTTCAGCTACAATATCTTTTAATTCGTCTTTGTCTACTCTTTTATCATCAGCGCGCGCCGCTTGGACATCTTCGACAATCTTTTTTGTTTGGTCTTGAAAAATCTGTATCAATTCAAGCCATGGAACCTTAATATTCTTCATTATATTTTCCAGTAATAAGAGTATATGTGAATGTTGGCCATCCACGAAATTCGATTTGTTTCCTACATAATAACATGAAATGATCGAATTCGATAGGACTAGCGAAAACTTGACATCCAGCTGACCATTTATCCACGAATACCGATTCACGCGAAGGATTTGAACGATGAATGTTGATTCCGAAAATCCCTTGGTCTACTACTTGCGATTCTTCCGCAACTTCATCACGATCCGAATCTCGCCAAACACGGACGGGTAACCTTTGACATAAAGCGTCGTATTTTCCACGATGTTTTCCGATTTGCCATCCTCCACAAACCTGTTGTGGACTACACATCACCGCGGTTCCCTTCTTTCGTCCATTCAATAACCAATATTTTCCAGGTTCGGTTGTTATACGATATTTGTGATGTTTCCAATGTCCGGTTTGTTTATATGCGACATGTAACCAATCATCAAAGCGATTTGGAACGGCGGCGCCCAATGGCGTTCGAACACCAATAATATTCAAGTTGAAATCACCATTTTCGAAAACCTTGAAACCAGCCGATTCGACGATATCAAGTATGTGTGGTCTTTTCATAATATTGTCCTATTGTTTACGATGGGATTGTCTTCTATCATCAAAGTGTACATCCATTGTTTGTCTTGATATTCTTTAGCTATGATTTGACATTTTATCCGATTCATTCCGTGGATGATGGATGTCAATGTAACAACATCACCCAAATAGAGATAGCCATATTCGAAATCTGATTGGATATCCACCGTGAAATATCCCAAAGCACGTTGACGAAGTATATTGGCACCAATCCGTTGAACCGTGGAAAAATCTGTGACGAATTCCAATTCGATTTCCTGTTTTCGTACACCAAAACGATTTTTGGAAATTGTCGTGTATTCGCTTTCTTTGATGGTGTAATATCCCAAATATTTATCAAAAAATCCACTGTATCCATATTTCAATGTAACTTCATTGATGATTTCATCCGATGATATGGATGGCTGGATTGGTGATATCAAACGACAATTATCATCTACTTGAAAATCAAATAGCGACGATGGATTGTTGCGAAAAATCATTGGTGTGATTGGTCGCAATCCGTTCGGACCGTTCACAATCTCCAATGGTAAGAATGGAATCATATGTGTTTGGATGAACTGTTGAACGGTTATATCTGTGTTGATGTATCCGGTGAATTTGTATACATTCAGATATTCACGAATGGAATCGAAAGAAGGAAAATCGATATTGGCTTTGGTTTTCATCAAAAGATACAACAATAAATCACCGGCTTTTTCCAACGCTCCATCACCAAAAGGATTTGGAAAACCACCACCATTTGTCCATCGGATCCAATAATATGGATTTCCAGCGTTTTCCGATGTGCTTTGATTTCCTTCGATGGCCGTGGATGTTGTTATAACACTGATTTCATTACTAAGTAGATCAAACGATTGTGAAATGGATATCGACGCGGTGTTGTGTGCAAAATCAACCACCTCCACCGATGTAGCTTCAACCGGATGACCGGCCACCATTAATTCAAAAACACCGCCAACCGTGTTTTGTTCGTTGTTCAAATAAGCCGGTGTACAATATATATCGGCGTTGAATATTCCACCGGTGGATGTTGTTTGTGGAATTTGATTCCCCGGTGAACCAATGATGAATGGATATACTTTTCCAATGGCAGTTGAATCATGTGGATCCACGAATGTTTGATATGATATTTTCTTTTCTGGATCCACAATTTGGATGATTTGATCATCCGTTTCATTTTCGATTGAAAACGCTACATATCCAATTGGCTGATCTACGTGTCCAAAAACGGGTTGTGTAACTTTTCCTTTCATCATGACCACGCGTTGTTCATACGTGTGGACCGGCTGAAATTCACGTATCAAAATGTAAGATATTTCACATGGTGATTCGTCCAAAAGATTTCCTTGGAATCTTTGTTGTGATACATTGATATTATCAAAATATACCTCCATCGGAATGGAATTGGATTCAGCATTGAAGCCCAAAACCGACGATTCCAAACGAAAATCCGGATCGTCGATGGCGCCTTGAAATGATATCGTGGTTCCATCATCTTTTTCGATTTCGATTGGCATTGTGGAAAATCTATATGTTTGACCATTCCAATCCAATTCCATCAAAAAAACAATATCCGAACCAAGTAATTCAATGTATGATGGAGCTAATTTCATGTTATCTCTCTGATATCAATTTGTGAAATTCTGTAACATTCATCGACATTTTCATCACCCAAAACATTATCAATCGATATGTTTGATGTTGTAATGCCATATATGAAATCTTGATATCTGTTTAACACTCTTTTTGTGAGACCGGCTTTAATCGCTGGAATATATACAATCGGTTTTCCAGCGCCATCCAAATAAGTATACAATCCAATCATCGAATACGGAATATCACCATAATTCGCGATTGAATATGTTTGGGTGTCTGTGTTTAATGTGCTGAAATAATCACCATCAAACGATGATTCGAACAATGTTGTTTGATCGACGGGATCCGTCCATGAAATTCTAGCGGTTCGATGTCCAATACTTCGAACACGTGTTTTAATTTGGTTATCTGTTGTTTGATATATATCCGTGTTTGATTCATAGGTTATTGATCTTCCACGACCATATTGTGGTGCGAAAATAAACATGGAACCGTGGATAATTTGGCCAATTTCAAAATATGAATCCACGATGGTTTGTGAAGGAAATGATATTTTCCAACGTGATGATGATAAAACGGAATGTGTGATTGTTACTTGTCTGGAATATACTTTGAATGTTCCGGTGTATGGTTCGGTGTCATCGATTCCATCCAAAACAAACGTGGCCGGTTTTCCGGTTGTACTACCCATAACACCGGATGAATTTGATATGATACGACGATATTTTGTTGAGGTTAAATATGTGAGCTCACATATACAACCCGCAAATTCATTTTCGAACGCATAAAAGGAACCACCACCGGATGTTGTGGAACGTACTGTTGAACCAATCCGAATCAAATCACAAACCAATCCATCCGACATATTAATAACACCAAGCGATGTCCATGAACCAAACGCTTCATAATATAATGTAAATTCACGAAAATTACATCCTAGTAATGTAACGGCGCCCATGTTGTTTGTGGATATGTCTCTAACGGTATCATTTCCATATGTATACCAAACAATATCTTGTGCGGATGTGTTGGTTGATTGCCATTTTACACGTGGCGATGTGTTCACGTCAAACATCATACGTTCCAAAGCGAAATCATATTGTCGTTTGATTTGGTATTGATCGCCAATTCGCGCCGGTCCATCTATGGTTGATATTGAACATCCACCATTCACAAATTGTTTCAATCCGGTGGATGGATACGGAACACCAATCAATGATGGTATTTCATCAAATCCAGTTAATCCAAAATGGAATTCATACCAATATGTCGATACTTGTGATGTGGATGTGGTAATATGTCCCCATTTTATAGTGCGGCCGGATGTGATTGATGATGTGGATGTCACGCCGGCGTTCGCGATTTCACGCCATGTTTTTCGGCTTTTGTACACATCGTATGTATCCCATACAATGATATTTGAACCCGTAAAAGATACCAAAAATTCGATCTGTTCGGTGTTGTGTCCGGATGATGAACCCATCGATGTGGCGCCGGTTACATCGTACACATCAATCGCGTTTGTATCGATTCGTATTTCCACAATGTAACGTGATGAACCATCATCAATAATCAATTCTACACCACGTTCCGTTGATGATGAGGAACCGCCCAATGTAGGTTTACAACGAAATCGAAGTAACAAATTACCGGATGAACCGGATGTATATGTATAAAAAATTTGTCCACCGGACGAATTGCAGATTGTTCGCATTCTTCCATCGTTTATTGTATTCCCTACGGATCCGGATACAGTTCGTGTCCACCATCCGGTTTCATGTGGCTCGTCGAATGGAAACCAAGTTGAATAGAAATTATTGATATCAAATTTGTTTGTATATATTCCAACATCATTTGTAACATCCAAAGATACATTCGACATTTGATTGTAGTAAATCACATGAACCGAATTATCATCCGGACCCGGATTTGAGATGTGACTGGAAAATAATCCACTTCGGCCATCAACATACCGCGCATGTATATCAATCAAACGTGTGATTGTATCATTATGACTTACCAAATATTGTTGTATTGGTGAAATAAAACCATCCAAATCACCATCGGATGAATAATATAAATTTGTTGAATAATATGTTGCTGATGATATCAATGTTCGTAATCTAAAAACCAAATGTTTTTCACCATTCAGAATTTCATACGATGTACATTCACCATCTGATAACAAATTTGATGATAAATAACACGTAGACAAAGCCGATGAGCCGGCGCCACTATAATCCACAATATCTTCATAGTCATTTCCAAGTATTTGATCGATAATCGACGATCCACCATCAGAAAATGACAATATCGATATAAAATCCGGATCTCGTATCCAAGTAAAAATGAAATCTCCATTCGTATCCGTGTATAAATCGATGCGATATATATAATCATCACCGGCGATTGATTCATCAACTTTTGAAAATGTCATTCCACCATTCACGGATAAATATTGGATGATTCGATTTCGATGTGTATCCAAGGAATTGAACCAATAATGTTCCAAGATCAAAATGGTTTGTCCTCTGGAATAGGCCATTCGAATTCGTTGTGGAATTTGTTCGTTTATGCTTATCTTTATATCCAAACATCCTTCATTCACCAATGTCCAATTATCACCATCATTTGTTGAACGATATATTGATATATTCGCGTAATTTGTACTATCATCGACTTGTAAAAATGCCAATAATATCGAACCATCATCCATCATACACATCGATGGAAATATATCTTGTGATGATGTGTTTTGAACTTCCAATGTTAATTTGTTTGTCCACGTAGATGTTGTATCGGTATTCAAACACTTATCCACCAAAACATATTTATTATTTCCACTTGTGTATCTCTGGTAAGCTACAAGTTTATCGCCATTCGATAATGGTTGGACATATGGATAATTATATTGTTCTGTTGCTTCGGCGGCGATCATTTCAAATCCGGATATACCATTTCGACCAAATTGACCATAATATGTTGATTCACCGGTTTCGGAAAACTTGAACATCGCCGGATTTTCAACATTTCCCGGTGTGCCTCCTTTGATTGTTTCAATGGTTATATCTTCCAAATCATCTTGATCTCCAAACGATGCCAATGACATATCGTTTTGTGTTAGATTCTTTGGACTTCCACAACGCGAACCGGCTTGTGTTGCGGTTGTGGATGAATAATCGATGGAATCAACATTGAATGGTGAGGGGACCAAAAATCCACGAAAATGTTCTTGTGTTTTTAATGCCATTTTAATACCTACCGGACGCGCGTTTTGTTCCAAATCTTCCACGTTTTTCACCGGCCGATATGAAACGATCAAAATGTTTGAATGGTTGTATGACTACCACTTTTTGTTGTGGTGCGTTTTGTAATTCTCTCAATCCTTGTTCGCCACCAAGCCGTTGAACCGTGGCACGATCCAAAACGGCTTCACCGGTTAATAATTGCGCTTGTGTTTGGTCCGGTGCCAATGGATCCGACTGTCCAACCATACCACCAACATCGAATTTTGGTGGTGGTTGTGATTGTACCGCCGCCAATTCCAATCCAGCTTTTCCAGCCGCCAACGCCGCAATTCCAACCGAAGCCGGAAAAGGATAATCAGCGAACGCGCGCGCCGATGATTGGGCCATATCGATCAGTATTCCAGCCACCGCCGCCGATTGTTTCATTCGAAATGATTTCATCATTTGTTTTTCGATGGTTTGTTGATATGCCTTTTCAATGTCTGTTCGTTGACGTGCTGATTCTTCCGAACTAATAACACCGGCTTTTTCCATCTTTTCAATGTTTTGGATGGCTTCATCGCGATTTCGAACATATTGTTCTATTGCATTATCTTGGATTTGTAAAAATGCCGATGATATTCCACTTACCAAATTCATCGCTTCATCGATCATTTGTTGGTTCATCGCTTTTCGTTCTTCAATGATTTCATCGATGGCCGCTTTTTCCAAATCTACCAAATCATCTTGTAATTTCTGTTCACTGAAATATCGCGCTTGATTCCCTTGTTCGTACATATTGACGATTTGATCACGCATTTCGATACGTCGAGCCATATAATCATCTTCGGATATTTCACCGGCTTCCAACGCTTTTTCCAAATCCGTGGTTCGTTGTTGATATGCTTGTTGTTGTGCATATTGGATTTCTTTGATTCTTTCCAATCTATCTTCGTGTGCTTTTCTTAATTTATCTTCATCAGATAATTCACCTTTGTATAATTCCATCGACATATCAAACAATGATGATTGGGCGTCAAAAATATCACCAAGTACATCCAAATCATTATTTCGTATTTCAATCAGTTTTTCCAATGCTTTGGTTTCTTCTTTGATTTCCTCGATTTGTGGTTTTCTGGATGGTGTCTTGATTGGCTTTTCACTATCCGAACGGATTTTCATTCGTGCTTGATGTAGTTTTTCAATTTCTTTTTCAGCTTCGGAAAATGCATTAAAAGCGGTGTCAACATTTTCGAAAGCCGCGTTGAATCCTTCTTTGATGGCGTTGGCGGCCATCACAACATCACCGGACAAAAGATGTTGCATAGCGACCAAATGACCGTTCACAATTGATATTTGAACCGACATGCCATTGAACGCCGCAACAAATGCCGCTTTGGTATATATGATTCCGGATGTTATCGAATCAATCGCCGATGATATTCCAGCGGTTCCGGTCATTGTCATAAGAATTTCTTGCATGGCTCCGGTTCCAACTGCACCCAAATCAGCCATCGCGCGTTGGAAATCGGCGGCTTGTTTTACGGCTTCCGGTCCAACATCTAATCCAAATTCTCTACCCAATGAAATGAATTCATCCATAGCACCAACCGCGCCGGACTGCGCAAATATAGCGCCGGATTCACCAAACATTTTCATCAATAACGCGTTTCGTTCCAAATCACTATCCATTTCACCAAGTGATTTCATCATGTCTCGAAAAACATCATCGGCGTTTCGCAAATCTCCATTGGTTTCATTGACTTGAACACCCATTTTTTCGAACAAATCTATCGCGTTTTTATTTTCGTTATTGGCTTCCACCATAAAGAATTGAAGTTTTTGGAGGGGTCCAATAAACTGTTCGAACGCCAATCCACTTCCTTCGGCGGCGATTTTCAATCCTTGTAATGTTTCGGCGGCGATTCCGGTTTTGGTGGATGTGTCCACCAAATCATTGGTGGCATCGGCTACACGTTGACCAAATTCCAACATCGCATATCCAGCGCCGGCAATCGCAACACCGGCCATCGAAGCGGATTTGGACATATTCGAAAACTTTTCTTTGAATGATTTGGATGTTTTATCGGCGGCGCGTTCGGCTTTTTTCAACTCTTTTTCAACTTCGTTGATTGCCTGTTTCATCTGTTTTTCAGTGATTCCGGGAATACGTTTCAACGCACGTTCCAACGCGCCGATATTCGCCGTGTAACTGATTTCGATGGTTTTATTCACGTCCGCCATTATGCTATCCTTCTTACAATCTTCAAATATTCATTGGCCATTTTTTCAGCGATATTTTGCGCTTGGTTTTTCATTGGGTCATACAATAGTTTTGAAAATACGTGTGAATTTTTTGGAAGAGGAACTCGGCGATTGTCTTTTGTTTCAGATTCGAATCCAATCGCCGTTTTGATCATATATGCGTATTGTGCATTGTTGTTTATCGACACTTTCAATCCAATGTTTCCACCTTGGATAATTTTTGATGACTTGATGAAAAACATATCTCGCGAATGTGGTTTGTTTTCTCGTGTTCGTGTCCGGCGGTGGTCATATGGCCAATTTTTTTTCGTTTGATTTAATATTGGAACCAACGACATTTTCATTTCGTTTTCCAATGGACGCAACAAATCATTTAATCCATCTTCAAAGATACGTAGAGCGCCGGATTGACTTTTGATTGTATGACCGGATGATGTTTTGATTTCAAATCCCATTGGATCCCTTTCGTAAATATTTTTCGCGTTGTTTCAAAAATCGTTCTTTTTTCAATCTTTCTTTTCGTTTCTGGATATGCTTTGGATCCATTCTTGACAATCTATAATGAGCTATCAAATCAATCTGTAAATCCTTTTCAAGTCCAATAAACCATCCCGGTGTTTGATTCCAATCTTTTTCGATATCAAGTATTATTCTTTGGATTCCTCCACGGGATCCGATGAAAAATTTTCCCTTTCTTCGACCTCGTCATTTGATGGTATTTTTGAACCAGCCAAAACCAAACATTTGGAACCGGCGGTGATAATATCACCCAATGAAACACCATTGTCCAAAAGATATTTTTGCATTGTAGCGCCATACATCAACGGGTCACAATCCATCATCGAATATTTTGGTGGTCGAATGGATGGACATAAAACACCGATGGCCGCCGCCGATAATCTTCCAAATTTCGCACGGTTCCCATTGGTGGATGATTGTTCAAAGACAATATCCAATAGTATAGAAATGCTTTTCGGATATTCAATGTCCACCATTCCAAATTTTCCCAAATTTACTTGTTGTTTATCTTCCATGTTTCCTCCTTTGGACGATAAAAAAATGAATCAAATATAATTATGGTGTAAATGTACTTCTTACGATACCACCATAACATTCACCGGTTAATGAAATGCTATCTGGATCCCCTTCGGATACTTGATATGTAAGTAGACATTTCGATAATGTAGCACGATGGCCAACAACTTCGGCGCCGATTGCGGTTTTATCAACATCAAATTCGATATCCACCAAATATTGTTCATAACCATTTCCGCCGGCGCTAACATTTATTGATGCGTTACCAGTTTTCATAATGAAATCGATAATGGAATCCGATGATGTATTGGTAAGCTCGCGAAAATGAACCGTGAATGAAAAAGACAAAACCGGATCGTCGGCGCGTCTCAATCCAACGATGGTTCCACGATCACGAATCACAACACGATCGCTTTTTTCCTCCGTGAATGAAAAATCGCCATTCTCATATGCTACGGTGTATTGATTTGGTGTTGGTGTGGTACCATCAAGTATTCGTATTGTTCCGTCGCGACGTACCGCGACACTCGTTGATTCAGCCATGTAAGCCTCCAATTATTAATTTATAGGTAAATAGTGATATGCATCGAAAAACGATGATGAAAAAAAATATTCTCCACTATCCGATATTTCACGTTGTGAGTTTATATAACGAAAATGTGTGGATTCATATAAATCGGTGTCGGTTCGGTCCAATATCGCTTTGATGATTGATTGTTCTTTGTCTAGCAAATTATCATAGTCATCATTTTGTGATAATGGTCGAATTCGATATGAAAAACGTACTTCGATTTGGGTGATACATTCAACACCTTCCGATGGTCTTTGGCGACCGGATACGGCGTTGGTAGCATTGGCACCAATCGAAAACGCCAAATGTGCCACGGTTTGTTGTGTTTTCCCAAACATCAGAATCGGAAATGTAGAACGACGAAATCCACCACCGGAAATTCCAATGATGGCCGTAGCTACATGATCTTGAATATTGGATACACTGATTGTTGTCATTATCTCATCCCAAAACGACGATAAAACGCGCGCGGTGGATCGGACAAATATATTTGAGATACACCACCGGTTCGTTCATATGGGTCATCCATTACACCGTCCTCATCTTCATCATATCGAAAATTCATTGATGAAAATGTACGTTCAAACGCACGTTCATGTTCCCTTGCAAGATCCAAATATCTTCCTTCACTCTGGCCCAATGCACTATGTAAAGCGCGCCATATTAAAGATAAACAAAGGTTGATATGTGGTTCACGTAAAGCATGCGGATCCATAATCAAATATGGAAGCCGGCCGGCGATACGAATACGATTCAACACTTGAAACCACGATTCATCGATCCACTTTTGCCATGATGTTTCATCGGTTGGAAGTAGATTCGACAAATCCGGATACAATGTTGTTAAATCAATATCTGATATCACTGGATAAATCGGTGATAAACAAATATACGCTGGTCGTTTGAATGTGTATTGTGTTGTGCCAATCGTTATTTTCCACGTTTCCATCCATCCTTCGGATAGTGTTGTGGTTGATGGTACTTGTGAAGCGGCGATGGTGTATTGTGCCGAACTATCCACTTTATTCACGTTTTGATTTTCCAAAATAAATTTTCCGGTCTGATCTTGTAAGGAATACAAACCGGATGTGAAATCAATTTTGGCACCATCACGATATACATCCAAAGAAACCAATTGTGTTTTGGCTCTTTCGATAAGTTGTGGCGCACGTATTCGTGGCGCGTATGGGGTTGATAATTCGGGCATGTGTTATCTCGTTATACGTGTAATAAAATATCCCAAGATGAACCATCACAAACGACAATGGCACTTTCACCAGCCGCAACACCGGCGCCGCCAATGATAGGATTTCCATCGGCATCTTGTATAACATAAGCATGTCCGGATAGAGCATCGTTACGAAAAAAGAATACCGCACCATCCTTTTTTGGTGGTGTTTTGATTGTTGCGGAACTTCCTTTGGAATTTGTAATAACTTGAAACATGGAATCTTTATATGTAAGATTTTTGTCCGCTGTTATTGTTTCAATGTTTACACCGTTTTTGAATTGAAAATGTCTAGCTACTTTGAACGCTTGACTAGAATTATATGATGCCATTTCTATATCCTTTTTTGATGGTTAAGATAATCTCTATTTTTTAGAGTCATGACGTTGTGCGATTTTTTGCGCCGCTTGTCGTGCCTCCGTATAACTAATACTTGGGTTTTGTTTTACCAAACGATCCGCCATTCTCTGTACCGCTCGATATTTTTTATTGTATTCTTTTTCTTTCATGCTTTCTTTCTCTTTTTGGATGTCGATTCATCCTGTTTATCATTATACAACAAATCTTTCGCTTTTTTCATATGTTCCAATTTTTTTTCTTCCAAAGCGATTTGTTTTTGTACGTGTGGAATGTGTCCACGTTGTGCATTTCTTTCTATTCGTCTTTCTTGACGTTCAATCAGTACATCCAAAACATCGACATCCGGTTGTGGTAATACACCATCATCCAATAATTTCATCCTCCATTCATCGAATGATTTATGGTCGAAATTCCATATGACACGATTTCCAATGACTTTTGGTGTTGCCCAAATTTCTTTGTAGATCCATCCACCATATCGTGATTGAAATCTTTGTTGATATCCAAATTCCAAATCCAATATTTCAAAGCCGTTATCCATCATTTGGACACGTGCCATTGTTGAATCGGCGCCACGTCCATTCGGTACCATTCGAACCGCATTACAACCGGGTAATTCTCTCAAATGTCGAAATGTTGGAAGCCATCGATAGTTTTCATCATCGATTTCGACCAATTCCCAACATGTCATTGGATGATGCATCAACCAAAACGGATGATTGGGTTTTTCTGGAATGGCAGTTTGTTTTTTGGCTTGGTAGCCAGTCCAAGGTTGATTTTGCATGTTTCCTCCTTTGCAAAATAAAAAAGTGAAAAATCGGAAAGGTACCCCAAACCAAAAAGATGGCTTGGGGAAAAAGGAGGAAATTCCCCCAAACCGATCCGATTTTAATCAGAAAAATCAGATATTATGCATCCGTTGAAACGAGTACACCACGCGCATCTTCAACGATACCAGCACCACAATAAGCGGTTCCAATGATTTCGGTCAATCCTTTGGATGCATCACGTTGATATTCAACAACGATTGGTGTTCCGGCTGGTCTTACTTCGCCACCGGCTCCAACCATTGGCGCGGGTGTTCCGATTGCGTATGCGATTGCACCAGCGCTGAACATAGCACCTTGTTTATTTCCAGCGGATTCCGCAACATAAGAAGATTTATGTATTTGAACACCAAGGAAATCACCGACATATCCTTGTCCCATCATCTTCAACATATCGTGAGATGCTGAATTGAATGCTATAGCGTTCGCGGCTTCATTGCGGATTGATGCTTGTAGATCTGCAATTTGACGTGGATGTAATACCGCAAAAATTTGTGATGGATTGTTGGCCAATTCCAAAGCGAAAACACCATCGAGAAAATCATCGATAGACATATCAACACCGGATGTTCCGACACTGGTTCCAAAACTTCCAAATGTAGCCGCTACGATTTCCATAAAACGAGCTTCGAACGCTCCAACCATACTTTCAGCTAAGCGAAACGGTGAAATATCGGATCCAAGCCCGGACAAATTCGCGAGGTCGGTCATATCGTAACGAAGTGCTTGACGTGCGACTGTGATTGTTGCGGTGTCCATTTCGAGTTGTGAAGCGCTTACATCAGCACCATCGGAAGCGGAAGCCATAGCATCATAACCATCTAAACCAGCGAAACGAAGTGTGATGGAATCCGAGCCAATATTGGCAACATCACCAGCAAAAAGCAAAGCACCGGATTGACGAATGGAGGCGTTATCGGCCAAAAGTGCGCGTACTTCGGCTTCAATCATCGCCGCAAGGCGCAAACCGCCGGTTTCAAGTCCGGCAAAATCTAAATCTTGTAAAGACATTTTTTATATCCTATTTGTTAAAAGTGAAAAAATAAATTTGTGGATTCCACTGTTAACCGGTGTGACCGTTTCCACACATATATATAATATTATGATATATTATCACAATATGTTACATTATATACTAAATTCATACTATTTTCAAACAAAAGGATTTTGTTATGGCTACCGATTTATCATCATCAAATTCATTTCCATTCATATATGTTGTTAGCGTTGGAACCACGTAGTCCGAAATCGTTCTTCCACTTGGCGCCAAACGTGTCACCATTGGAGCGTCCACCGCTTTGTATGTTGGGCAAAATGGCGCGTCCGATTCCGGTGTGGTTGGTACACATAAAGCGTTCGTAACATCCAACAATTATTTGGAACTTGAATTGAAAAACGATACACAACGTGCATCATCGATTTTTGTAGCCGCGCAAACTGGAACCGCTTCGGTTTCTATCATTTTGGAATAATATAACATTTCATAACATCGCTAAGGAGGAAACATGGCGCGGTTATTATACAGTGATGGAATTTCGGAATTACTACAATTCGATATTTCAGATCAAATTGATGGAATTACGCAATCTTTTAACACTTCATCATCTATGAATCAAGATTCATTACGTGTATACTATAATGGAATACGACAATCTCCAAATGATATATCATTTAATTCGTCAACGTCTTTTTCACTCTCATTCACACCGCAGATTGGTGATTTTCTATTCATTGATTTTGTGGTTGGATAATCTTAATCAAAAATAGGAGCTATATATGGCTGTTCAAATTACTAGTGCACAAATAAAAGATAGTGCGATAACCGAAGATAAATTAAACGCAAGTTCGGTCACCGCGACAAAAATCGCCGCTGGGGCAGTAACCCAAGCAAAAATATCCAATTTTGCAGTTGGACAATATCAATTGGCTAATGGTTCCGTTGTATCGGGTAAAATTGCCACGGGTGCCGTTACTCCGGCAGCATGTGATCTTACAGCTACATGGAATTTTGTAAATGGTACATTAAAAGCTAATACACCATCCAGTTCGTCTGAGGTTGCCAATAAAAGTTATGTGGATAGTGTGGTATCCTCCAATATTTATTGGAAACCACCGGTTCGTGTTGCTTCAACCGAAAATATTAGTCTTACAAACGCGCCGGCTGCAATCGATGGTGTAACACTATCAACCGATGATCGTATACTTGTAAAAGATCAAGATACCGCATCAGAAAATGGTGTTTATGTTTTTAATGGTTCCGGATCGGCTATGTCAAGAGCATCGGATTGTGATTCAGCGGCGGAATTAAATGGAGCAGCGGTATTCGTTAAAGAAGGTTCCACCAATGCCGATCAAGGTTTTGTACAAACTGATGAAGTTGTCACAATTGGAAGTAGTGATGTTACATTTGTACAATTTACAGGTCTCGGACAAGTAACCGCTGGTGATGGGCTTGATAAAACTGGAAATACACTTTCAGTTGATGCCGGTGCAGGGTTACAAATTGCTTCTGGTGCAGTTGCAGTAGAAGCCGGTAATGGATTGTTCATCGATTCAAATGCAGTCGCAGTATCTGTTGATGATAGTACAATTGAAGTCAATGGAAGTAACGCGCTTCAATTGAAAGACGGTGGAATAACAACCGCGAAAATCGGAACCAATCAAGTAACCGGAAATGAAATCGCCGGATCTGCCGTTGGAACCGCGAACCTAGCCGATTTATCCGTGACATCCGCGAAGTTAGGGGCTTCCAGTGTTTCGGCGGTTAAGATTGCTTCAAATGCTGTCACATCCGACAAAATAAATTCAAATGCTGTTACTGAATCAAAAATAGCTACATCCGTGGCTGGTGATGGATTGAGCGGTGGAAATGGAAGCGCTTTGGCAGTTAATGTTGATGATGCAACCATCGAAATCAACACCGATACATTACAATTGAAGGATTTAGGAATTCCAAGCGGAAAATTACAAGATTCAGCAATTACCACCGCGAAATTGTCTGATGATAGCGTAACAAAAGCAAAAATCAATTCTGATGTGGCTGGAAGTGGTCTAGTACAAAATGCCGATGGTTCTTTGGAAGTATCTGTAACCAACGGTTTAATTATCAATTCTGACCAAATCGGAATCAATGAAGGCGCCGGATTGGAAGTTGATGGAAGTAACACGTTAAATGTTTTGGTTGATGATTCATCATTGGAAATCGATGGAATTTCAGGCAATTTACAAGTAAAATCCGGGGGGGTTGATAGTACACATCTAGCGAGTGAAGCAGTCCAAACATCAAAAATCCAAGATGACGCAGTCACATTTGCGAAGTCTGGATGGAGAATGTACCAAGAATTATCAACAATTTCCGGTTCATCTACATCCACCATCGATTTGGCGCGCGCGCTTGATGCAAACGCAGTTAACGGTGTTATGGTATACAAAAACGGTTTGGCTTTGTTGAATCAAACGGCTTTATCTGGAAGCGCCGCGAATAATGACGAATTTAGTGTTTCGGCTGATGGTGGAGCTGGTTCCGTTGCTAGAATCACTTTTGGCGCGGCTTTGGCTGATTCTGATAATGTTTTGGTTTGGTACTTGACATAATAGTCAAAACTATTTTCCAAAATAGTCAAAATTATTTTCATAAAAACCACTGATATCACACGGTGGTTTTTTTTTACCTGTGGATAACCCTGTGGATAACTTATATAACCCTGTGGATAACCCTGTGGATAACCCTGTGGATAACTTATATAACCCTGTGGATAACCCTGTGGATAACTTATATAACCCTGTGGATAACCCTGTGGATAACTTATATAACCCTGTGGATAACTTTATTCATCGATGGCGTTTCCCATTGTATCTTCATTCAATTGGTTATCGATTTCCTTCCATTGTCGTATCATTTCACCATAGATATCATTCTTTGTTAGTCCTAGATTTCGCGCAAACACCACCGCGATGAACACACCCATCATATATATATTTGATTGCGGTTCACCTTGGTTATCAAGATCATACGCGTACCATAATAATTTTTTAATGTGTGATTCCATCATGACTACCTCTTTTTTTTCGTGGATGATTTTCGTTTTTTGGCAGTCATTGATAGCGCGATGGCTATAGCTTGTTTTTGGGGTTTTCCTTCTTTACGGATTTTTTTGATTTTTTTTCCAATTTTCGATGTATTATATTTTGACATGGTTCCCCTTTTACGTTTCGAACTGCTTCCAATATTATATCATGATGTTCCACATTCCAGAATTTGGAAATGTCCAAACAAAGATTCCAAAGCGATTTCGGACGTGGTGTGCAATTTGTATATTTCCATCGACACAATGTTCCATGCGAATATCCAATCGATTGGAAGTGTTTCCAATGTCCATCGATATATATTTCAAAAAAATCTTTCATCCATTCACGATTTCATCCAAAGCTTCCAATATCAAATCTTCGTGGTTCAAATTTTGATGTTTGGCGATGGCTTCACACCAACAAATGATTTCGAATGTCGATGGTTTATTCCTTCCAGTTTTCCAACACCAAACCGTGTTGCGAACCAATCCGGATTTTCGACAATAAAAATTCATCATCCGTTTTTCAACATATTTTTCAAAAAATCGTTTCATCAAAATTTCGTATTGGGTTTTGTTCCGGATTGTTGGAACCAAGCGTTTCGAATTGCTTCTCGATTCGCTTTGTAAAAACTTGGATCGTTCAAACCTCTCGATAAGATATCTTTGTTTGTTTCTGTATTGTTTGATTGTACGGTTTTTTGATTGGTTTTTGGCGGTTCTTTTGGTTGTGGTGTCTCTTTGATAGTCTCCACTTTTTCAACGGCGTTATTTTCCATTTTTGGCGGTTCTGGTGTTTGGAAATGTGAACGAAGGAATGATGGAGCGTTTTCCGGATTTTCTTTCAATCCCTTCATCCAATCACCAAATGATTGTTCACTGTTTGATCTTTGATATTGCCATTCCAACGCATCACGAACGTCCGGATCTTGTATACCCATTTCAGCAATTGCCGCATGGCGTTCATATTTTGTATTTGCGTTTTGCAATTCCTCTTTTAATCCATAAATTTGTTCAGTTAGATTGTCCACGGTTTTCAGTTTTTCACCGGCTTCCAACAATCGTTGGTTCATTTCTTCAATTTGTGTTTCGGCTTCACGTGTTCGTTTTGCATACTTCGATATTTTATCTTGTATCAATCCATCGACGTGTTCTTTTGCGATGTATTCCACACCATCAATTAGTTTTGTTTCCATGGTTCCTCCTTTGGAAAAGTTAAATTAAAAATAAAGCTTTTTGACGTTGTATTTCACGAATTTTTTCGGCGGCTTCTTCTTCAGATAAATCCGGATACAATTCCATCATCGCATCGATTGGTGCTATAAGATTGGACGCCAATTTTTCTTTGATGTCATTTCGTTGTTCTCTCTTTTCTTCCACTGATAATCCGATTCGTGCATATCTGATTTTATATCCACTTTCTGGAAGATCAAAACCCAAAAAACGATTTGCCATCATCGCCGCAAGTGATAACGTCATTTGATCGCCACGTTCGAACGATGGTTTGTATCTTGCTTGGGCTTCACGCATCGATTCTTTTGATACTGCTATGGCGTAACCGCTTCGTGGATCGCCGGATAACCGTTCGATATCTCCGGGGTTGATACCGGCCATTTGTGCGACTTTACGTTCATATTGTATAACCGCTTCCAAAACGGTGGATGGGTCACCACCGGGTTGGAATTGTCCAATCATCGGTTGTCCAACATTATCCGGATCTTGTGTGAATACCAAAATGGAAGCCGGATCGGTTGATATGGCTGCGCGTTTTGCGGCGGTATCTGTATCTCGAATATTCAAACCGGCCAATTGCAATCCGGCTATATAGCGTTGAGGAAATCCCGTGTCTCGCGTCAAATGTAACCAATAGGTATATAGCGCGGCGGCTGTGAGGGAACCGTATACGACTTCCGCATTTTCAAAACTATTAAATAATTTTCCAGTGATTTCGGCGTGATACATTGAGTACGGAATAACCGGTGAACCATCGGAAAATCTGAATGGGTAATTTTCACCATCCATTTCACTGCCCAAATATTCTTTTGTAAAATCTTCACCAAGTGTTCCATCATTATTCATTTCCACGATTTTCATCTTTGGATTGGACATATCATGCAAATCAAAAACATCAGCGGTCCAAATTACTTCTTTGGAATGTGGATGGTGTCGTAATCTCAATTCATACAAAAATCGAAGCTGATTTGGATCTCCACTTGATGATTCGCAATAGATCAAATCCGGTGTAACTGGACGAAACAACAAACCATTGGAATCACTGATATCGACGCGCATGAACATCTCACGACATCCGATTGTAAACATTTGAAATGATTGCATCATAGCCCATAAACCACTTTGATATATCAATCCATCATCACCCAAAAATCCTTGCATCGATTCACGGTTGGCATCGATACCAATCATTGGTGGTTCGTTGTACAAAGCCGATAATGATTTGGATGTAGCCTTGAAAACATTGGATGACATATCACTAACACCCCATGCCGCTCGGCGTTCTCTGGACACGTGGCGAGCCAATTCCTGTTCCAAATCGTCTTGCCATTGTCCACGTAACATTCTAACACGTAGAGCGTTATGTTCCCATCGTTCGTTCGTTTCCATCGATGGCGCTGGTGGTTTTGGTTGAAAATCTAACATCATAATATAAATCCTTTATCCTATTCTGAATGATCCGTGTATTGGTGTTTGATATTTGATATCTATGATGGGTACGATTGCATATCGACATGCGTCGAGTGAATGTTTGTGTTCACTTCGTGCATCCATACTACCACTTTTTTTCAATGTCCACCTACGAAAAGAACGAATTAACGTTTCACATCTTGGATTGACTGTAAAACGGTTTTTCATCATTCTATCATGCAATAGTTGACATCCATAATACACGGACCATCTTGGTTTGTGTGCGGTGTGAATTCGAAATGGCATGGTCCCTTGTGGATATTCCAACACATGTTCCAAAGCGCTTCGAAGCATAGCGTTCGACATCCGGCCGCCGTGCCTTCCACCACGATGTGCAATGTCACCGGTCCATCGTGTAATCATTTGTGGCGTCAATCCATTTCTGGATAACATTCGAAGTATGGAACGCGCATGTGTTTCGGCCATTGATCTTTCGTTTTGGTTTCCTCCACTGTAATATTCATCTAGTACATATACATGTGGATTGTCCGGTTCGGTCATATCAATCGCGCAAAGTATTACAGCTTGGGCACCGGGCATGGAACCGTGATCGATTCCAATCGAAAATCTATAATCGCCATCATTTGGACATGGGGCGTCCGATATCATTTCCTCGCTAAAACATTCAAACACCAATCCATCCGGCCGGCCGGCTTCCCATGATCCTTCCAAACGTGCTTGTCGATCCAATGGTAGATATGTATCGGCGATTCTATCGATATCTTGTTGTGTTAGTAATGCTCTACATCCCATCGGTGTCACGTTTTCGACTGTCAACGCCGCGCCAATATCTTCAATCTTTCCATCATCCACCATTTGTTTCAAGTATCCACAATCTTGTCCTATTGGTGTCATCGTCAAAACCATTCTTCCACGTTTTCGAAGCAATCGCGCCGCCAATTCTCCAAATATCGCGACCGGCGGCGGCTCGTCAATCCATACCATGTCGACCGTTCCGGATGCAACACCCAATGTTCCTTGATTCGTTGTTTTGATTCGGACCAAAGAACCGTTTTTGAACTGAATTATTGGCGTTTTTCCTTTAAAGCCTTTTCCGGGTACATATTCACAACCCGGTGCCAATTCTGCCGGTGGTATCAAATCATATATTTTTCCTTGAACGGTTTTTGATTGTTCCCAACTATGGACAATCACCCATATTTCCTTTGGTCCATCCGGAATTTCTTTGTATGGATGCCGATTCAATGCATAATAAATCATTTCGGCGGCGCCGGCTGCCGTTTTTCCTAACTGATTGCCAGCACGAAACAAGGTTATCGATGCGGTGGATTGTAGGAATTCCAATTGTGGTTTTGTCGGTGTGAACCATGCCAATGGATCGGCGGTGGTTACATCTCGCATTTTCAACAATGTTTTGGTGATACTTGCGATATTCATTTTTTACCACGGTATGTTTTTAATTTGATTTGATAAGTATTTGATTTTATTGGATATTTCCATCACTTCAAAAATATCTATCTCTGGATAGTAGTGATTGATATACATTTGAACACATTTTTCCGGATTCAAACCGGCGCGAAGTCCACCGGCTTTTTCAAGACGTTGGATATTTTCATAATGGCGAATTAGTTTTTTATAGTCAATCATTTTTTGTTTTCAATCGAATTACATTCCCGGATTCATGCGCTACAATCACTTCCAATAATTCATGACGGATGATTGGTGGAAGATTGACAAAGGCATCAATCAACAATCGTTTGTGTTCATCCATCGACATTTCGCGCAATTCATCACCGGCGGCTTCAATATATTCTAACATTTCATTATGAACTTGGATGTGTAACTTGTGAAACGCTGGAAGCGAATGAACAACACGTTCCAAACGTGCGGTTTCAATATCGTTTGATATTTCAGCTAACTTGATGCGACGAAATAAAATTGGATCGTCCGGAATCTGATTGGAAGATATTTGGACCAGATTGTTTTTTTCATTGGTTGATGGTTTATCTTTGTCTTTCTTTTTTCCACTTTTGATTGTTCGTGAAATTGTTGATTTTGACACACCATATTTTTTCGAAAGTTTGTCCATTGAAAAATCACCGGATTCATATTCATGAACGATGGCGATTTTTTCGGCCGGCGTTAATTGTCGTTTCATTTTTTCCATGCAACATCCATAATTTGTTCCATTTCATTATAACATATAAAGAGAAAAGATGGCGGTCAAGGATA